GTGAAACCAAGAGATATCTGGAGAGCCGGATGCTTGGAAACTTGCAAGTCCGGTTCGGGGTTGGGGTCGGGGTGCAATCCCCCGGCCTACACCACGTGAAGGTCGAGCCTCGGAGCAACAACGCCATCGCCGCGGGCAACAGCTCGTTCAGCAAGCAGGCCGGGAAGACCCAGACCCACCACCAGAAACTCGACCTCGCTCGGCACCCGGAGAAGGCCAAGCCGACCGGCAGCAAGATGCGGGCGAAGGACCGGCCGCTTGCCAACGACTTCGTCACCGACGACGCCTTTGACGCGCTGCTGCTCGCGTGGTTCGGAAACGCAGCGCGGGTGCTCAGGCCGGGCGGCTCATTCTACATCTGGGGCGGCTACGCGAACCTCGGCAACTACCCGGGACCACTCGATGCGTGCGGGCTGTACTTCAGCCAAGGGATCGTGTGGGACAAGCAGCACCCGGTGCTGACCCGCAAGGACTTCATGGGCGCGTTCGAGATCTGCTTCTACGGCTGGAAGGAGGGCGCGGGCCACAACTTTTACGGCCCCAACAACGCCACCGACCTCTGGCACGTGAAGAAGGTCAACCCGCAGAGCATGGTCCACCTGACCGAGAAGCCCGTCGAGCTCGCGGCCCGCGCGATCCAGTACTCGTCCAAACCCGGCGAGAACGTGCTCGACCTCTTCGGCGGTTCGGGCTCGACGATGATCGCCTGCGAGCAGCAGGGCCGGCGTGGCTTCCTGATGGAGCTCGACCCCCTGTACTGCGATGTGATCGTGCAGCGGTGGGAAGCGTTCACGGGGAAGAAAGCCGAACGGGTTCCGGCGAACGCTGTGGCCGAAGAGAAAGCCCCGGCGACGGCCGAGGCGTGAGGGAGGGGGACGCGATGCGGTCAGTCGCTCGGGCCCTTCTCTCGGAGGGCGTGGTATTCAGTCATCCCGGCGAGATGAACATCGGTCGTCGCGGGGAAGTTCCGCCGGCGCTCGGTGGTGACGATGCCGCGCTCGAGCAGGAACGCCAGCGCCGTCGCGGCCTGGGTGACCGGGATCTGCGCGGCGGCGGCGAGCGTCTCGACGGTGTCGCCCTCGCCATGCTCATCGAAGCGCCAGCAGACACGCTTGAAGGCCCACATCGTGCATCGGTGCTCGTAGGGCGAGCCGACCCTGGGAATGACACTGCGCACCAGGCTGCCGTCGGTGTCCACGCGGAACGACTCGGTACGCTCGGGCCGGGGCTCTTGGTCGGGCCGCTACATTCAGCGCCCCGCCTTCCCGGCCGCGACGAACAGGCCTCGGTCGGTCTTCTTGAAGCGGGCCGCGTCGCCCTTCTTGGAGATCTCTCGGATGATCGCGGCGTAGAGCGTGGCGTGCGGCGTCTTGCCGCTGGTGGTCCAGCCCGCCGCGATCGCTCGCTCGGCGATGGCCTTGGCGGCCAGCGGCTCGCCCGCCTCGGCGAGGACCTTGGCGGCGAGGTCGAGCCCGCTCGGCTTGCGATCCGCCGCGGTCTTCTTCGATCGCGGCTGCTTGGGGGCCTTGCTCTTCGCGTACGCCTCCAGGTTCGCGTCGTTGGCGATCTCCTTCGGGCTGGGCACCTCGTGGTCCTGCGGGACGGCTGGGGCCTGCCGAGCCCGCTTGGTCTTGGCCGCGCCCTCGGCGCGGGCGGCGCTGGCAGACATGCGGGGCGTCTTCTTGGCCGGGGTCTTCTTCGCAGCCGTCTTGCTGCTGGCCTTCTTGGTGGTGGTCTTCTTCGAGGTCTTATTGGTCATGTCGGTACTCCTTCGTGTTCCAAAAACAGCGAAGCCCGCGACGAGCGGGCTTCAGAGGGGTCGGATCTCGATGTCCCGGTTGCAGGCCGGGCATGTCGTTCGTGTTGGCGGGGCTGCCTTGCGGCCCGCTTCGTACGCCCGTTCGAGCGCTTCCTTGACCGACCAGACCGAGAGGTCGTGGAAGTCGAGGCTGTCCATGTTGCGGGCCTCGAGGGTTTCGAGGCCGAGGGCCTCGCGGGCGACCCGGTTGATGGCGGTGTCGCGTGCTTTGTTCATGGTCGTCTGCTCCTTCGGGGTGCGGTGCGTTCAGTTGGCGTCGGCGGCGTCCGCCTCGGCCAGGAAATCCTCGATGCGCTCGCGCTCCATCCCGCTCATGCTCATCACCAGCTCGATCATCCCTTCGCGGATGCGGCCGAGGTCGCCCGGGTAGCCCCAGTGCGTGTCGGCGAGCGCGGCCCGCTTGGCGTGGGCGTCGAGCTCCATCTGCAGGACGTCGATCAGGCGGGCGATGTCGCTGCGGCGCTTCGCGTAGGCCTGGCTGGCGGTCTCGTTCGTGGTCGTCATGGCGTGGTCTCCTTCGGGTGGTCCCGGCGTTGGTTGGGGCCGCGGGGATCCGCCCCGCGTGTGACACATGAAGCCATGACACTTGGCCAAAGGGAAGGCGTTCTGGCCTTCATTTGCAGATGTTTTCGAGATTCGGCGGCCACCCGGCGGCGAGGTCCGGGAGGTGCGCGATGACTCCCGAACACGCGCCTAGCGACGGCCGGCCGCAGCGCCTCAACCCGGCCGCGATGTCCCCGGCCGACGCGGCCCGGGTACTCACGCGCGTGGGCGGAAGCCCCCTCACCGAAGACATGCTCCGGGCAGACATCGACGCCGGCGCTCCGACCAACTCGGACGGCAGGATCAACCTCGTGCACTACGCCGCGTGGCTCGTGCAGCAGATGAGCGCCGGGGGTGGCCGTGGCGAGTGATTCGAACCAGCCTGTCCAGCCGAGGATCGACCCGCGCTCGCTCAAGCCGTCGGAGACGTGCCGGCTGCTGAACTCGACCCCGCTGGGCGAGGTGATCAACGAGCGGCAGCTGCACCGCCACCGCACGCGGGCGGGGTTCCGGATTGGAGATGGGAAGACCGTCGACCTGTTTCGATACACCGCCTGGCTGGTGGCGACGCGCCACGAGCCGAAGCCAGAGCCAGCGGAGGATGAACTCTCGGGCTACGACGCGGTGCGCGAGCGGGCCCGCGAGCGGAACAAAGCCCTCTCGCTCTCGGGCCGGAACATCGGCGAGCTTCCGCCGGTCGGCGACCCCGATCGCAAGCGGCGCTGCATCGAGTCGTTCAAGGCGTTCTGCGACACCTACTTCCCGCAGACCTTCCACCTGCCTTGGTCGGACGATCACCTCAAGGTGATCGACAAACTGGAGACGGCGGTGCTCGAGGGCGGGTTGTTCGCGATGGCCATGCCGCGCGGCAGCGGGAAGACCACGCTCTGCGAGACGGCCTGCCTCTGGGCCATCCTGATCGGGGCCCGGCCGTTCGTGTGTCTGATCGGTTCGGACGAGGAGCATGCGGCCTCGATGCTGGAGAGCATCAAGAGCGAGTTGGAGAACAATGACCTGCTCGCCGACGACTTCCCGGAGGCGTGCTATCCGATCCGCTGCCTGGAGGGCATCCACCAGCGTGCTTCGGGCCAGCTCTACAAGGGCGAGCCGACGCACATTGGTTGGACCGCCAAGGAGATCGTGCTTCCGACCATCGAGTGCTCGGCTGCGTCGGGGGCCATCATCGCCGTTGCGGGGATCACCGGACGCATCCGAGGCATGAAGCGCAAGCGTCCGGATGGCCAGAGCGTGCGGCCGTCGCTCGTGCTTATCGACGATCCGCAGACCGACGAGTCGGCCCGGAGCCCCAGCCAGTGCGCGGCACGGGAGCGCGTGCTCGCGGGGGCCATCCTCGGCCTCGCCGGGCCGGGGCAGAAGATCGCGGGGCTGATGACGGTAACCGTCGTCCGCCCCGACGATCTGGCCGACCGGCTGCTCGACCGCGACAAGCACCCCCAGTGGCAGGGCGAGCGGACGAAGATGGTCTACGCCTTCCCTGCCGACGAAGCGCTGTGGGCGAGGTACGCCGAGATCCGGGCCGAGGGCCTGCGGGCCGACCGGGGTCTCTCGCAGGCGACGGCGTTCTACAAGCGCAACCGCAAGAAGATGGACGCGGGTGCATCGATCGCCTGGCCGGCGCGGTTCAACCACGACGAGCTCAGCGCCGTCCAGCACGCGATGAACCTCAAGCTCCAGGATGAGGCCGCGTTCTGGGCCGAGTACCAGAACGAGCCGCTGCCAGAAGTCGCGGCCGACGACGACCTGCTCACGCCCGAGCAGATCGCCGCCAAAACCAACGGCATGCCGCGGGGTGTTGTGCCCATCGGCTGCACGCGGGCGACGGCGTTCATCGACGTGCAGGGCAAGCTGCTGTTCTGGCTCGTCGCGGGCTGGGAAGACGACTTCACCGGCTACGTGCTCGACTACGGCGCGTGGCCGGACCCCAAGCAGCAGTACTTCTCGCTGCGCGACGCGCGGCGGACGCTGCTGACCGAGTTTCCGAGGGCGGGCCAGGAGGGCGCGATCTACGCGGGGCTCGAGGCCCTGACCGGCGAACTGCTCGGCAGGGCGTGGCGGCGCGACGACGGGACGAACCTGCGCATCGAGCGCTGCCTGATCGACGCGAACTGGGGACAGTCGTCGGACGTGGTGTACCAGTTCTGCCGCCAGTCGCACCACGCCGGGATCGTCATGCCCAGCCACGGCCGGTACGTGGGCGCGAGCAGCATCCCGTTCAGCGACTACAAGCGCAAGCGCGGCGAACGAGTCGGGCTCAACTGGCGCGTGCCGCTGGTGACCGGCAAGCGGGCCGTGCGGCACGTGGTCTACGACACCAACTACTGGAAGAGCTTCACGCACGCGCGGCTGGGCGTGCCCATGGGCGACCCGGGCTGCCTCTCGCTCTTCGGCCGCGAGGCCTCACGGCACCGCCTGCTCGCCGATCACCTGACCAGCGAGTACCGGGTGAAGACCGAGGGCCGGGGCCGGACGGTCGACGAGTGGAAGCTGCGGGTCGCGGGCCTCGACAACCACTGGCTGGACTGCCTGGTCGGCTCGGCGGTGGCGGCCTCGATGCAGGGAGCGGTGCTGTTCGGGACGGACCACAAGGTCGCGGCGAAGCCTCGTGTGCGGCTGTCTCAACTCAGGAGGGCCAAGGCATGAGTCGAGCGCCGATGCCACGGCAGGAAGAGCCGGACTACGGCCTGCGGTGCCCCGCGTGCGGCTGCGGGCACTGGCGGGTGATCTACACAAGGCCGCGTCTGGGTGGCCGTCTCGTGCGCAGGCGCGAGTGCCGTCACTGCGGCAAGACGGTCATCACGACGGAGAAACTCAACGGGAAATGAGACCCAAGTTCCATATGCGTAACGATCTGCGGATGAGGGGGAAGAAGCGCGTGACGAGCGCCCGTTTGTAGCGTAGAAGATCCATAGACATCCAGGCCGGGATTCCCGGAGGCGAACGATGGGCGACTGATCCCCGACCACCGCAGAGCCAGCGAGTAACGCGCCGTGCAGGGCTGCACCCCTGTGCGGCGTTGTGCTTTTTGGACTCGCCTTCGGGAACCCCGGCCTGGTGCAAGGACGCACTGCGATGCCCGAGCCGACCGACAATCTGGAGCAGGTGATCCGCGACAACGCCGCGGGGCCGAAGCGCGCCCAGGGCGACGCCGGGAGCGTCGACCAGCACTCGCTGAAGGACCAGATCGATGCCGACCGCTACCTCGCCAGCAAGCAGGCCGCGGCGTGTCCGGCCCGAGCGATCCGGCTGACCCGTCTCGTTCCGCCCGGGGCGGCTGGGGAGGGACACGGCTGATGCTCGGGATTCTGCGTCCAAAGGCGATCGCCGCATCGAAGCCGCCCGCGAAGCGGGCTGGGGTCTTCCGCCGTGTGATCCGCGCGGGCTTCGACTCGTCGATGACCACCGACGGCAACCGCCGCCACTGGGCGCACGCTGATGGCATGAGCGCCGACGCGGCGGCCTCGCCCGAGGTGCGTCGCGTGCTCCGCAATCGGGCCCGGTACGAGACCGCGAACAACGCCTACGCCAAGGGCATCGTGCTCACGCTCGCCAACGACGTGGTGGGCACCGGCCCGCGCGTGCAGATGCTGACCGACGACGATGTCGCCAACGAGCGCATCGAGCGGGCGTTCATGGCGTGGGCCAAGTCCATAGGGCTGCCCGAGAAACTCCGCACGATGCGGGCCTCCCGCGCGACCGACGGCGAGGTCTTCGGCGTGCTCGTCAACAACCCAACTCTGGCAGGCCCGGTAAACCTCGATCTGCGGCTGGTCGAGGCCGATCAGGTCACGACCCCCGACCTCTCGATCATCAACGAGGGTGCGGTGGACGGGATCGTCTTCGACGCCTTCGGCAACCCCGTCGAGTACCACATCCTCAAGGGCCATCCTGGCGATGCCCGGTCGGGCTACCTCGGGATCGAGTACGACCGCGTTTCCGCCGCGTCGATCATCCACTACTACCGCACGGACCGGCCCGGCCAGAGCCGCGGCATCCCGGACATCACGCCGGCGCTGCCGCTGTTCGCTCAGCTTCGACGGTACACGCTGGCCGTGATCGCCGCGGCCGAGACGGCGGCCGACTTTGCGGGCATCCTCTACACCGACACCCCCGCCAACGGAGAGGCCGAGTCCGTCGAACCGATGGACGCGATCGAGCTCGAGGCCCGCTCGCTGCTGACCATGCCTGGCGGCTGGAAGATGGCGCAGATGCAGGCCGAGCAGCCTGCAACTACCTACGCCGAGTTCAAGCGCGAGATTCTGAGCGAGATTGCTCGCTGCCTGAACATGCCGGTGAGTGTGGCGTCGGGTGACTCGTCCAGGCACAACTACGCCTCGGGTCGGCTCGACCATCAGGTCTACTTCAAGAACATCCGCGTCGAGCAGGATCACCTCGCGTGCGTGGCGCTCGATCGCATTCTGGCTGCTTGGCTTCGAGAGGCCGTGCTGGTCAGCGATCTCCTGCCGCTCCGCGAACGCACGCTGATCGCCCGTGGAGAGACGCTGGCGCACCAGTGGTTCTGGGACGGCACCGAGCACGTCGACCCCGCCAAGGAAGCCAACGCCCAGGCGACGAGGCTGGCGTCTAACACGACCACGCTCGCCACCGAGTACGCCCGGCAGGGACGCGACTGGGAGACGGAACTGCGCCAGCGGGCCAAGGAAGTCGCGCTGATGCAGGAACTCGGCCTGGCCGCCGAGCAGGCCCGTCCGCTCGCCCCAACCGGCAACCGACGCGAGGAGGAAGACGATGCCGACTGAACGACTTGTGAATCTCTGCGCCCCGGTCGAGGGGTGGATCGAGGCCGCGGCCGACGGCGGCGATGCTCCGGCGCTGCGCCGCTTCTCGATGACCGCCTACACGGGCGGCCCGATGCTCCTCGCCCGCTGGGACCATCCGGTGGTCGTCGATCTGGCCGGGCTCGAAGTCCCGGGAAACGGGCTCAAGGGCCGGCCGATCCTCAAGGATCACAACCGATCGCTCATCGTCGGACACACCGATTCGGTGCGCGTCGAGGGCTCGCAGCTGCTCGTTGAGGGCGTGATCTCCGGAGCCGGCGCGGTCGCCCGCGAGGTGGTCGAGAGCAGCCGGAACGGATTTCCGTGGCAGGCGTCGCTCGGCGCTATCGCGACCCAGATGGAGTACGTGCCGCGCGGCAAGAAGGCCGTCGCCAACGGACGCGAGCTCGACGGCCCAGTCCAGATCGCACGCCGGAGCGTGCTCAACGAGGTGAGCTTCGTCGCGCTCGGGGCGGACGACAACACCAGCGCGGCGGTGGCGGCGAGCGCCCCGACCCAGACACCCACCCGACCAGTCAAGGAGGACGCTATGACGTTCGAGCAGTGGCTCGAGGCCAAGGGGTTTGACCCCGCCTCGCTGAGCGACACCCAAAAGACCAATCTCGAAGCTCTCTTCCAGACCGACGCCAACAAGGCGAAGGCTTCTCTCTCTCCGGCCGCGGATGCGGGCGAAGGCACGGACGCCGTCGCCCGCATCCGGGCTGAGTCGGCGGCCGAGACGCGGCGCATCGCCGACGTGCGGCGGATCTGCGCCGGGCGGCACCCCGACATCGAGGCGAACGCCATCGGCGAGGGCTGGGACAGCACCCGCACGGAACTCGAGGTTCTGCGAGCCGAGCGCCCCTCGCTCTCGAGCGGAGGCGTGCGGCGTGATGCCGACCACGCCCAGTCCGGGAGGGCGCTTGAGGCTGCTCTGTGCATGTCTGCGGGTCTGCCCGAGAAGCAGGTGGGCTCGTGGTACGACGAGAAGACGATGAATGCGGCTGTCGCCGCCGATCTGCGCGGCGCGGGGCTGCACACGCTTATCTACGAGACGATCAGGGCCGCGGGCGATCATGTGCGGCCGGGCCGGGTGGACAACGAGATGATCCGGTCGGCCTTCGCGGCTGACCGCCGTCTCATCCAGGCCGCCGCGGGCTTCAGCACGATCTCCCTCTCGGGCATCCTGTCGAACGTCGCCAACAAGACGATGCTCGCGGCGTACACGGCCGTCGAGAGCGTCATCGCCAACTTCAGCGCTGAGACGGACGTCAACGACTTCAAGGAAGTCACGCGCTACCGCCTGACCGGCAACGGGGTCTTCGAGAAGGTCGGTCCCGACGGCGAGCTCAAGCACGCCGGACTCAGCGAGCAGCCGTACACCAACAAGGTCGAGACCTTCGGGCGGATGATCGCCCTTACGCGGCAGATGATGATCAACGACGACCTGGGGGCGTTCCTCCAGATCCCACGCATCATCGGCCGGATGTCGGCGCTGAAGCGCGAGGAAGCGGTCTTCGAGCTGCTCCTGGCCAACCCGGGATCGTTCTTCAGTGCGGGCAACAAGAACTTCATCTCCGGAGCGGACACGGCGCTGTCGATCGACTCGCTGACCAAGGCCGAGCAACAGTTCCTCGACCAGACCGACAGCGACGGCAAGCCGATCCTGCTTACCCCAGCGGTGCTGCTGGTCCCGTCGTCACTCAAGGTGACGGCCCAGGTGCTGATGACCGAGACGCGGGTCAACGAGACCACCGATGCGAACAAGCCCAAGCCGGCGGTGAACCCGCACGCGGGCAAGTGGCGTCCGGTCGCCTCGCCCTACCTGAACGCGCAGGGCCTCACCGGCGGCAGCGCCAAGGCGTGGTACCTCTTCGCCAACCCGGCCGACGTGGCGGCGATCGAGATCGCGTACCTGCGCGGCAAGCGCACCCCCACCATCGAGAGCGGCGAGACCGACTTCAACACGCTGGGCATGCAGTGGCGCGGGTACTTCGACTTCGGCGTCGCGATGCAGGACTCGCGCGCAGCGGTCAAGAGCAAGGGTGAGGCATGACCCAGTTCGGCGGCGGCGGGTTCGACCCTGTCGACCCCGGTGACACAGGCAACGGCAACGGAGGCACAGCGATGGCAACCACATTCGTACAGCAGGGCGCGGCGATCGACTACACGCCGGGGTCAGACACCCCCGCGGGCACGGTCGTCGTGCAGGGCGATCTGGTCGGGGTCACCCGGGTGGATCTCAAGGCGGGCCAGCTCGGGGCCCTGGCGGTCGAGGGGGTCTTCGACTTCCCCAAGGCAACCACCGCGGGCACCGGCTTCACGGCCGGGCAGCTCGCGTACTGGGACAACACCAACGACGTGGCGACCAAGACGGCGACGGGCAACAAGCTCATCGGCAAGGTCGTCCGGGCCGCGGCGGACGCCGACGCGACCGTTCGTATTCGGCTGTCGCAGTAACCGGCCGCATCGATCGGAGGATGAACCGTGGCGGACCTGCTCGAACAAGGCGCATCGTTCCTCGACACCCAGCGGCACGCGCACATGACGCGACCGGTGGTGTACCAGCGGGGCGCGACTCAGGTCGAGCTCAACGCCACGATCGGCCGCACCGAGTTCGAGCAGGCCGACGAGGCCGGGCTCATCCACCGGATCGAGTCGCGTGACTTCCTGGTCCGCACGGCTGATCTGGATCTGGGCGAAGGCCCCGCCTTGCCCAAGGCCGGCGACCTCGTCCGCGAAACCGTCGGTTCATCCGTGTTCGTCTACGAGGTCAACGCGCCCGGAGGTCAGCCGCCGTGGCGGTACAGCGACCCGTACCGCAGGGCGCTCCGCATCCACACCAAGCACATCGCCACCGAGGACCTTCCGTGACCAGTGTTCCCACCAACGGACATCCCGCCAGGCCCACGCCCCCGCCGAGCGCCGGGCACCGCTGGGCCGCGATCGCGCTGACCGTGGGCATGGCGGCGCTGGCCGTCACCGTCCAGTGGGGTGTTGTGACCACCA